CCCGTATTATAGCGCAGGTGTTAAGGTTGCTGTCGGTACGACACCGGACACGACCGATAGGCAAGCGTCTTTTGCTTATTATGTTCCGCGCGTATTCAAAGCAACGGGAAGTCTTAAAATGTACTACCGTGATGCGCAGACGAACCCGCAGTATCAGCGTAACGAAATCAATTTTAGACACTACTTTATATGTATGCCTAAAAAAGAGGATGCCAACGTGGCTATCTATTCGGGTACAAAAGCTTAATTATATATTTACCGCAACACCGGAAGGTCGTGAAGTTGCCAGCACCGAAATTCGGCACCGGCACTTCGATCCCGGAGCGGTACGATCAGAAACAAAATTAAACTAAAAAAACAGCATTATGAATTATAGAGATGGAACCGATCTTATTTTGTCTGTTCCTATAGCAGGAAAACAGATGGCTATCGGTCACTCGACAGGTTGCAAAATAGGCTATAAGGCAGAAACCGGTACGAGAAAGACGAAAGAGACCAGTAGCGGGAAGTGGGCTGAAAAATATGTCAAAAGTTTGGCGGTCACTATTACCGCGGACGGTTTTGTTTACGACGGTGATACGTCGGGACTTCCGGAAATAAAAAAAATGTTTAAGGCCGGAGCGGCGGTTCAGGCTTCTTGGGGTTATCGCGGAAGTTCGGATGTGGAATACGGAGATTTTATTGTTGCCAGTATCGACCAGGAGGGTAAAGCCGGCGATGACGAAACCTTTAATGTTTCTCTGGAGAATAGCGGCGCCGTTAAAGACGGAACCGTAGCAGAGGGTGTAGTCACCGAAAAGGTGGTAGCGGGAGGTAGTTAATTATGGCAGAAAAAGTTAAAATAACGATTACCACTTCTGATGGGGAAGAGTTCCCGTGCAAACTCACACTTGGTGCGATGCGCAGATTTAAGGAGGAGACGGGGCGAGACGTCAGCAGGATGGATGGGGCGGCCGATATGGCCGTACTTGTCTGGTGTTGCTGTAAAAGTCAATGCAATGCAGAGGGCAAAGAAATGCCGTATAATCTCGAAGACTTTACCGACCGTTTGGACGCGGAGGCGATAAGCGGTTTTTCCGCCCTCACGGATCCTCAAAAAAAAACGATGACAGCATCGAAGAAATAGACATAGATGTCTTATTAGGGCTTGCAGTGGGGCGTATCGGTATGAATGTCAAAGACTTCGACGGGTGCACCCCACGCGAGTTTAATGCGATAGTTGAAGCGTGGAACACGGACATGCAAAACGGGTATCGCGAAACATGGGAACGCGTGCGAACGCAGTGTTTTTTTATTGCGCGATCGCATTCTACGGACAACTTCGGACCTAAAGACATTATGCATTTCGATTGGGACAAAGAGTCCGGGCGGTCAAAAACGACCGATCCTATAGCGGATAAAAAACATTACGAAGAAATTAAAAAACAACGTGGTTTAGTATAACATGGCAAATTCGGTTACCTTTCAAATAAAAATAGAAACATCCGGCGGTGAAAGCGTTAGAACCGTTACGATGGACGCGCGCCAACTCGGCGAGGCTATCAACAAGGTGTCCGGTAATACGGAGCACATGAACGGACGTCTGCTTGACATCAATCAGGCGACTATGGCTATACAGAATGTTTTTAACGGTTTTTCGGAAGCCGCCGAAGAAGTCAAAAAATTAACGGAAGCATTTACGGTTCAGGAATTGGCGGAGGTCAAACTTGAAACGATCATGAAACAACGTATGAGTGCGACCGAGTCCGACGTGAAGTCTATCGAAAAACTGGCGGCCGCACAACAGAAATTGGGTGTTATAGGGGATGAAGTACAATTGTCCGGTGCGCAGCAGCTGGCCACCTTTTTGAATCAGCGCCAAAGCCTCGAAACGCTTATACCGGCAATGAACAATTTGATAGCGCAGCAAAAGGGATTTAATGCAACCGGAGAGGATGCCGTCGGTATCGGTAATATGATGGGTAAAGCCATGCAGGGACAGACCGGTGTTTTGCAGCGCGTCGGTATTACTTTCACCGACGCACAATCAAAGATCATTAAATACGGAACCGAGGAGCAGCGGGCCGCCACGTTGGCTCAAGTAATTACGGATAACATAGGACAGATGAACGAGCGCCTGGCTCAAACCGATGCGGGAAAAGCAAAACAGCTTAATAATGAAATAGGTGATATGAAGGAGCGTCTGGGCGCCGTCTTTGCAAGTGCCGAGCCGGTTATTACAGCACTAAGTGAAGTAGGAATGTCGGTATTTGCCATTACCAATGTGGCTAACGGTGTCCGCGGTATGGCTTCGGCTTTCACCGTTGCCCGTATTTCTCAAATGTCCGGCACGGTAGCTACCAGACTGGATGCACAGGCGAAAGCATTGCTGTCCGCCATGAATATAACCACAACGGCCAGCACGTGGGTTTTGCGCGCCGCTATGGTTGCGCTGTACGCCACGATGACTGCAGGTGTATTTTTGGCCGTACAGGGCTTAATCTCACTGTATACGAAGCTAACGGAAAAGTCAGACGAAGCCGCCGAAGCGGAAGAAGCGCAGAAGCAGGCCAGTGACGAAGCATCCCAGGCGCAACAACGGGAATCTTCTCAACTCAAAGAAACGCGCGCCGCCCTGGAAATCAATATACAGAAATTAAAGGACTTCCATGGATCCAAGGAAAAAGAAAAGGCGCTCGTTGAGGAAATGAATAATACCTACGGTGTTACGTTGGGGTATTTTTCGAGCGTAGCGGCATGGTATAAGGCTTTAATGGCGGACAGTGCGGCGTATTGTCAACAGATGGTTGTTGAAGCCCGTACGCGTATGCTCGCTAACCAAATAGCCCAAAAAGAGCAGGAAAACCACGATCTTAGGTATAATTCGGATGGAAGCACCAAGAGGTATCACACCGCACGTGAAACGCGGACGGTAGCCAGCGGTCAAGTTGATGCCGGAGACGGCACGATCTTAACGACCTATTCTACCGAGCAGGTTGCCGGTAGTAGTGAACTGGATAAGGCGCAAGCCAAAGTAAAGAGCAACACGGCGGCTATCGGCAGTCTCAAAAAGCAAATGCAGGAAGCGGCGGCCGAAGCTGCAAAAATAAATATACCGATTCTGGGCTCTTCTGAAAAGCCCGATTTGTCAACACCTAAAAAGACAAAGGCTAAAAAGAAGGATGATGTCTTGGTGGAGGACGCGAAGAGCTACGCGGATCTGTCTAACAATATAGAAATCTGGCAAAAGAAACTGGACGCAACCGATCCGTCCAATAAGAAGCAGATACAAACGCTGTCGGAAAGCATACAGAAGGCGAAAGATCAGCAAGAGGCCATAAAGGCGTTACAGGCCGAATACGCAAAACCCGCCCAGCTTAAAACGCTGGAAGACTATGACGGAGAGATAACACGACAGGAAAGTTTATTTAAACGCGCAGGTGCAGAAGAACGCGCAGGCATAGCTGCGAGTATTCAGTCGTTAAAAAACAAGAGAGATGCGATGGAGGCTGCGGCGAACACAGGGCCGGTAATAAGCGAAATAAGCACATATAAACAACTTGATGATGCGATAAGCTATTATCAGGATGCACTTCAAAAGGCAGATGCCGCAACGCGACCCATCTATATAGCGCAGATAGCGCAGTTGACTAAAATACGCGAAGGTTGGCAGTCGGTCGACGAGACCGCCAATAAGCCCGCCGGTATCGCCCAGCTTAATACCTACAAGCAACTTGATGATGCGATAAATTATTATGGCAAACAGGCACAGACGGCCGAAGGCGATCAATTGACGGCCATAGAGGGTACGGTTGCGGCGCTGAATAGAAAACGTCAGCTGTTGCAGGACTTGGGGAATCTGTCTTCCGGTCAAACAGAGCTTTCGGACATGAAAGGGTTGGGAGACAAGGAAGTTACCATAAGGCTGCGTGAAATCGGAGTGGATGGGATAAAGAAAAAGATAACTGACCTTAATAAACTGTTGTCTTCTCCTTCCACTTCCGCCGAGCAAGCTAAAAATATAAAGGCGCAGATCAGTGAATGGGGTAATTATGAAGCCCGGCTTCGTAAAAGCCAGATAACGTTCACCAAAACGTGGGGCGACATAAGATCGATTGGGGATGGCGTAAAGAGCCTTACCACTACGCTGAAGGGTAACGGGAGTGCATGGGATAAATTGACAGGAATCGTTGACGCAGGTATAGCGATCTTTAGCGGTATCAGCTCCATTATACAGATCGTTAAAGTCTTGACGGCTGCTGCGACTGTAGAGCAGGGTACCGAATCTGCTGCGCAGATGGTTACGAACAGTGCGGAAGCCGCTACCTGGTCGGGACTTGCGGCTGCAAAAACGGCGGCGGCGTATGCCGGAATACCCTTTGCGGGTGTAGGACTGGCGGCCGCACAAACCGCCTCTTTTGAAGCGATGATAATAGCAGCTGCGGTACCGAAGTTTGCCAACGGCAATATCGCATATGGGCCAACCCTGGCGGTATTCGGCGAGTACGCCAACGCTTCACGCAATCCGGAAGTAACTGCACCGCTGGATAAACTGCGTGCACTGATTCGGCCCGACGGCATGATGGGCGGGGAGGTTGTGTTCCGCCAGCGCGGCCGTGACCTGGTGGGTGTTTATCAGCGTAGGAACAATTTAACACATAGAAGCTAATGATGTTACCGGTATATAGCGGTGAATTTGTCAACCGCAACGACGAGTTGTTTCGGGTTGATATTTTGAAGGAAGGAGTGATCGCGCCCGATGTGGTCGGCGGTCTTACTTTTCCGGATGAAGACCCCGTAACGATAGAATGGAACGAAACGGCCAAGAGGGATGTATTGTGCGGAAGCACGGCAACGATCAGGATATTGAGCCCCGGAGACAGAACGTATGAGGGCTTGTACTCTATCGTTCCCGGTCAGATACGATGCGACATATACCGCGAAGGTAATTTGTATTGGCGCGGATCGCTTGATCCTGAATTTTATGAGGAGCCCTATACGGACAATGAAGATTATCCGGTAGAACTGACGTTCAGCGACTTTGGTATATTCGAACGTTTAAAATACGATCTTACGGGGCTACAGTCGGTAAAAAACATATTGACCGGCGCGCTTGAACGTGCGCGGTTATCGGAAAGCATCAACGAGCAGTGGGTGTCTACCCGGTTTGATGTATATACGGAAATGAAGTTAAGTGATATTTCGATCGCTTCTGAAAACTTTGTAGATGAAGACGGCGAAATAAGCTCTATTAAAGATGTTATAGAAGGCCTTTTACAGCCGTTGGCGCTTCGCGTGGTGCAACGGGCGGGTGTTATATACGTTTATGATTTAAATGGCATATATAGCGGCGCGGAAGCTAAAAAGATAGAATGGCAAAGTGACGATCAGATGATGGGCACGGACGAGGTGGCCAACAATGCGGTAATAACCTTTTCGCCTTACGCAAAAGCCGATGTGTTAAACGGGGAATGCAAATTTAAAGAGGACTTTAACAGTACGGATACAAACCTAACGAACAATATACAGCCTGATGGTGAATATTATACCTATTATCCCGATTATGCAAAAGACAGTTTAAGGGATAGTCTTGATTATTGGGATTTGTCATTTACCATACATCGCGGATACAAAGGTGAAGGGCTTGCAAGTGCGCCATACGAAGGGTGGTTTTATATACAGCCACACCTGGGTGCGGAAGAAGCGACGGGCGCCGTTTGGGGGTTCCGCACCGGGGGGCATGGTGATTTAAATAGCGGATTTACTAAGCAGGTAGGGAATGCCCCCACGGCGAAAAACAAAACGGTCGTGATGCAGACGAAGCGTTCTTTTATCCCCTATCTATCCGAAAAAGACCGGGAAAAATATTATTTACGCTTATGTGTTGATATGCTATGCGACCCGCGATACAATCCATTTACCGCCGGTGATAATAATAATAACGAAAGTGATAATTATGCGGCGATAAAAGAAGACTGGTCATACGTCTATATTCCCGTGACGATAACGTTGTATGATAATGATGGAAACGCATTAAAGTATTATGATAATACAGAAGCGGCTGCCAATCAGGAAAACGAGACGCGTTTTTTTCATGAAACGAAAGGACTTTGGAAAACCGGAGGAGAAACGTACGGGGCTTGCTGGCTGGAATATTATGACCCTAAAGACAGGAAACACAACACAGGCGTGTTGGGCTGGAAAAAGAACCGGCAAAATATCGGTTTGACAAACGCCGATCTTTTTGAATCGTTTACGTCCATGGACGACGGGCAGTATATACCCTATCCTCCGATGGCGGGTTATATTGAAGTAAAAGTATGGGCTGGCGTGTGGGCTTATCGTGATTTGTATTCCGATAAAATCGTATTGGGCGGAGAGATGGATCATAGCTGTGATGATGAGTTGGCCACTCTTCGCTGGCTCCTTTATAAGGCGCCGACGGTTGAAGTCGTTAAGGCGGCTATTTGCAACGAAAAAGTAGAAAGTGATGATGTGGAATATAAGGGGTATATCAATAAGGATGCCAAAGAGGATATTTCGATAGATACGATATGCGGAACCATGAAAGCGCTTTGCCCGACGGCCCGCGGCGTATATAGAAAAACATCGACAGGTGAACAAATATTGAATTTGTTTCGCGCGGGTCGTACCGATCAGGCGGAACGCCTTCTAATAGGAACGCTCTATTCACAGTATGCGGAGAGGAAAACAAAGTTATCGGGAACGGCGGTTTTGGACACCGGCGGGCTGGGATTATTAACCGAAGGAGCACAACCTTCCGATAAAAAGTTTATTACGCTCTCCGAAGTCCAGAATATAGGCGACGGGAACAACGAGATAGAATGCGTGGAGCTTCGCCCGGACGAATACGACGCAATCGAAGAAATGGAATAAAATTTAAACGCAGTTAGAATGGCATTAGAATATACATATACGGAACGAAATGTTATGGCGCGGGCACGCAGCAAAAGGTTGCGAGATCTGGGCGTGGCGGCCGGCAATACTTCCGTCTCTGTCAGTGGGTCGGGTGGTGGCGGTTCTATCCCCACCGGAGACGGCCACACCCATGCCAACCTTGAGGATCTCAATAAAATCAGCTTTGATGCCGATCGTTATTTGTACGTTTCGCAATACGAAACAGGCACTGATGGTAACGAAACGTTGGTTAAGGAAAAATCAAAGGCTGGATTGGCCGATAAAGCAAAAGATCTAACCGATGATAGTCCGGTACGTAGTGAATTTTTAAGCAAGGTAGCTGATGACGTAGCAGCCGGTAAGATAACATTTCAAAAAGGTTTAGAATCTATAGGACTGGCGATATTTAAAGATGGTGCGCAGTTTGGTACTTTTGTTAAATCATTATATGCCGGTACCGGTGCGGGCGTAGACGAAAAAGGCAACGGCGAATTTGAAAGCATTCGGGTGCGTAGTTACTTTGAAGCGGTAGAATTCATTGTTAACCGACTTTCCGCGATCGAGGGCGATCAGCTTTTAACCGAAGCGGACACCATCGAAAGTGTAGATGACCTGGGTAATAGCTGCTACGGCTTACATCTGCGCAGCAAGTGGGATGGATATTTTACTGCGCAGGCTGTTAACAATGTCTTAAAAGGCATTATTAATACGTTAAGCGCCGGCAGTGGTACTTATTATACTTCTTGGCTTAGAGTTAACAGCGTCAACACAGCTAATAACTACATTGAAGTAACGCAATATCCGGACGTCGAAACGCCGGCAGGTAAAAATTACTCTCCGTCGGCCATGATGAAGATAGCACGCTGGGGCAATCAAACGGATACGACACGTCAAAGCTGTTTATATCTTAGTAGCACAGAGGGGCGAATAGTTAAGCTAACGGGCGTTACTAAGCCTATCATTGATAAGACTAACTACGGCGCGGTATTGGGTACGCCACCGGACTTTTTAAAAGCCCTAGATTTGCCACTGCGTGATGGCCGCGACTATATGTATATACCTGGCGTAATCACTACCGACGTGATACGCATAGATTATCAGGGCGCACCTATCGCGGAGTATGTAGACCGCGATGCCTGGAGTGCTACAGAATCTTATTACCATAACGCAAAGAATCCTACCAGTGGTATATATGAGATTTCGGACGTATGGTATAACGGGTGTAAATATAGATGTCAAAAAACGGGTACCACCACGGCGCCCGCTTGGAATAATACCGACTGGGCGATGGTTGAGGGAAACCCGGACTTTATAGTAGATTTCGCCGAAATAGAAAATATGTATGATCCGGATAACTTCAATACTACTCTAACCATCGTAGCAAAGCTGTATAACATCGACATAACGGCCGATATACTGGCAGCTGATGTAGCTTGGACAAGATATAGCGAAGACGCCAGCGGAGTAGAACGCACGGCATCTGATAATGCTTGGACGCTCCGCAGGGCTAACAGTGGTAAATCTATAGCCTTAACTATAGCCGACTGTGATATTAACGGATATATGCCTAAAAAAATACGTTTTACGGCTACCGTTACACTGCGAGACGGTACAGGTAATGCCGCGAGTGTACAGAGTGCAAGTTATGAATATTAAAAGCATTGAAATATGAAAAAGAAAAGATTTGATTTCAATTTTCGCCCGTTACGGATTAACGTTAGTTTTTCGGTAGATGGTAGCGTACCGGACAGGCAGACGTACGACGCGGACAGTAACGAGTATACACCGGATTATACTGTTACACCGGCGATTATACAACCCAACGTATCACGGATGGATAAGGACGAAATACTGTTACCCGGGCGGATCAATCAATACCTCACTAACGTTAGATGGTACGAGATAGTAGGAGGCGTAAAGACATTAATAGCGAGCAATAATGCGAGTTATGAAATAACGACCAGCGGAGATAACGCAGGACGTATTAAAGTAAAAAAGAACGCCGCGCAAAGTATACCTATTACACTACAATTCTACGGCGAATATATAGACACGCGCACGAATCAGCTGCATATAATCCAGGGAACGAATCAGATATTTTGCGATAATTCTACGGCGTATATGCCCGTGTTAAGTCTCAACGCTGCGGACACTACTATATATAACCCGCTATCGGATGCCGATACGCAGACCGTAACCGCGTCGTTAAAACTGGGTACGGATGAATGCCCAACTGATAAACGTTTGTTCGTATGGGAAAAATGGAATCCTAATGATTTAGTATGGGCCGTAGTTGGCGCAGAAACTACACTGGACTATGACGTTACGGTGTCAACCGATGGCGTTAGCTGTACGGTTAATCGTAGCCTCATGGGCGCCGATCTATATTTAAGATGCCGGGCTAAATATGATATTAACGGAAACCCGGGAAGTGTAGCACTTGGTGACGCGTCTCCCTGCAAAGTAATATCTTTTGTTCGGCGTCTTCCTAAATTTGAATTTGACTATTTCGGCGTACCGACGAATATACCCGCCGATCTTATGGCCGTGGCTCCGTTCGCAAAGATTTGGAACGCCAACGGTGATCTGCCCATCCCCGAACGGGAGCTGTTGGCACTATGGTACATAGCGACAAACCAAGCAAGTGGCAGCCTTAGTTATAACCTGGTGGCGCAGGGAATGAACCCAACGATACCCACAGCGGCATTAAGTCAGATATACGGTGCCGTTATAGGATTGGACGTAATAGACATTGGCCCAGTAGCGGCTATGGAAGATGGAAACGGCGTCGTGTTCGAAGACGGCGACGGCAACGTATTACTAATACATTAAAATTGATATAAATATGGCACGTTACATTAAAGCAAATCAGAAAGTAGCAGCTTATCTGCACTTGGAAAATGACCGTAATATGGTCAAAGATGGTAATTATTTACTTTGGCAGGGTGATATGCTGGCCTTTGGCCCGTTAACCCAGCTAAGTGAAACACTCGAACAAATAGGCGGTATTGCTCTATTGGCGCATGAAGCCAGAGAAGAGCAGGAAGGTGTCGTTATACGTGAACTGCCTACGGCTACAGACGAAAGATTTGTAGTTGAAGTTACGGGCGAAACTGATACCGCGGAATCGGCTACTACCGAAGAAGCGACTAATACAGAAAAGGAGGCATAATATGAGTAGTGCATCAGCAACAAGAACTATTAAGTTCATCAGCAAAGCCGGCACTTACGCCGCATTAATCATGTGCCCAAGTGGTGATATTTACCAAGAGTGGGAGGGCACGTTACAGGATATAACGGCCATACGTCCTAATTTCGCTACGACGCAGCCTATTTTATACTTCGTGTGTACAAGTAGTCGCGTAGCGGAAGGAGTAGCTACTCCGGATAGCATAGACTACTATTTTAACGGCACTAAAATAACCTTTAGCGGGGACACGTCTACAGGTACATTTGCAGGCTTATTTAAGAAGATTTCGCCATCAGCTGATAACTTGTATTATGGTCTACAGATAATGGCTAATATCGCAGCTGCGGCAGGCTATGCACCCGCCGTTATTAAGATGGTAGCTGCTATCAGTTATGGTACGCAGTCCGATAGTATACAAGCTAGCTATACGATACCCATACAGCAAGCAGCCGGTAGTAGTTATCGTGTAACTATCGCCGCGGGAGACACTAAGAATTTTGTTATTACCGATAAGGGCGGAAGCTGCGTTTTGAAAGCTAAGGCTTATCAGAGTGGCAATGAGCTAACGCAAAATCTAACATACGCCTGGGAGAAGATGGGCGCAAGCGGGTGGGTTGCTATAAGCGGGCAAACATCACAGACGCTAACCGTAGCAGGAACGGACATCAATACATACGGAGAATATCGCGCAACGGTATACAGAGATGGTGCCGAAATAGGAAAAGACATACAGGGCATTGTGGACGCCAGCGATCCATATGACATTGACCCGCACCCGTCCCCAGAGGATGAAGCAATAACAGAAGATACTAGCGGTAATGGCGTAGTTACATACACACCGATCGTGGTTAAGCGTGGTAGTAATACTAAAGCGTTAGACACCACTTTTTATTTCGTGATTAAAGATGCCGCCGGTGTTTATCTTAACTCCGATTCAGATAGGGCAACGGCTAAGGCGTCATGTGATGTAACCCGCGCACACTGTCAGCAGGCAGGCGGTGACGTTTCAATAACAATAACGGCTAAAGATTAAATACGATGGGTGTATCTGTAACTAGGACTGTAAAATATATCCTTAAAGGGGATAAGGGCGAAAAGGGCGCATCTCTGCGCGGGCCGCAGGCCTGGAGTGATTGTGCAGTCGGGTATAGTTTTCAAGCCGGTAATAACGGAGATGACTATAAAGACCTGGTTATGTATGCCGATAATTATTATACGTGCATACGCGATCACGCAAAGACAGCTACCAATTATCCTACCAGTCCCGACGATAATAACAATGGTTATTGGCAGCTAGGTGACAAAGTAGATTTAATTGCTACAAAGGTTTTGTTAGCTGCTTTTGCACTAATTGGAGGAGCTGTTTTTGATGGCGATTATATGTATTCGCAACAGGGCAAAGATGCCTCCGGAAATGCTACATCAAGCTATACCCTTTTTGATGCTAGCAAATTAGGTTTGCCCAATTGTCCGTTTACGCCAAATTTATATTTTAATTATAAAACTGGTGATTCATACCAGGGGAACGGAACTTTTTCCGGTATGGTTAAGGCGTCATCGCTATATACGCCGTTTAAAGATATTCCTTTGTATGGTGGTGGCACTTATAATTATAACCCATTGACGGATGGAAATTTTGTAAGGGTATATGCAAGTGGTTATTCCGGTGGCTATGTTACAATCAACATGCCCAGTGTATCTACCTGGTCAGGGGCGCATTTATTTATTAGGGTACCGGAAATAATAGGAACTTCGGCAACAATTACCACTATCTACGCTTCATCCGGTTTTAAGTTTCCATTAGGAAAAACTCCGATAGATAGTTATCAGGATTCTACTAATACCCTACATCCACAGGGTGGCATATATGAATTCGTATCTGATGGTACCAATTGGATACCATTAAATTACAATGTAAACATAGGCCCGCTGGTACATTCGGGACAGTATCTCGCATATAGTGATACTTCACTTACGATATTGCCAACAACTACTTACGTCAGATGTAATAATAATAATACTGCAAATGTTTTGCTACCAAATAATCCGATTCTCTGGCAGGAGGTTAAAGTTTATAGGACTGGTGGCGGAACGGTTGTAATACAGGGGAATGGGCATTCAATATTTGCCGCAGAAAATACAGTGTCAAGTGTTAATATGGCACATATTAATGAGTTGGATTACTTTATATATAATGGATCAACTTGGGATTATTCATACGGAAATTGGAATTAGTTAATTGATAAAAAATTAAGAATATGACAAAGCAAACTAAAAAGTTAAGTGCCCAAACAACCGTTACTACGGTTGCTGCTGGGCAAAAGATACCTATGACAGACGCTAACGGAAACGTAACGCTGATCACGCCGGATAACCTTAAAACGGCTATGATAGGTAGTATTAATCTTAATGCGATCGAAGATGGCATCTTTATAATGTTTCACCGAAAAAGTGATAATTACCCATTGATGGCTAAACCACATAAGTGGACTAGCTACCAAAGCAGCGGTGAAGTAGCCGAGGGAGTGGTAGTTGTAGAAGGTGGTAAATGCTTGGTAGTAGCACCTACCGAATCTACGACGGGGTTATTATGGAGTAGCGCAGCTGTCAGCGGGGGCGGATTCACAACTACAGATCGGGTAGCAGCTATTGGGGACTGGGCTGGTAAGACTAGTACCGCCGCACAGATAGCGGCTTCTACGGCTGGCGCTGTGACAAACACGGCTAGCTATGCGCCGGGTTTCTGCAATTTATATAGTAAGGTAAATGCTAACGGGAATGGTTTGACCGCGGGTAAGTGGTGGTTGCCATCTATGGGTGAAATGATGCTTATTTACGCAAATATGCTAAAGATTAACTACGCATTAAGCCTAATTAGTGGCGCTACACAATTGGTAGAAGACGCGTATTGGACTTCTACAGAGTACAGCGCTACGACCGCCTGGTATCTGTACCTCACCGACGGCTTCGTGAGCTACTACACTAAGGCCGCGGGCACGTTTCGAGTTCGCCCGGTGTCAGCATTTATTATTTAATAGTTAGTAGTTAAACTTTTAAACTTTAGGTGCGGCTTGTGCCGCACCCATTTTACGAATCAGGATGAATAAAGTAAAATTAGTGTCTAACACACATATTTATTTAGACACGAACATGTTATTAGACGAGATATTAGATATAACACCAAATTTCCCGCGTGAGTACAAATACACGATAGGCTCAAAGATGCAAGAATTAAGTATAGAACTATTACAAGATGTTGCAGCAGCCTTTATTAATCGCAATATAGAATCACGCATACAATATCTGGTAAACTTTCAAACCAAATTTGAAACTCTAAAAACCCTAATGCGTAAAGCTGGCGAAAGACAATGGATAAAAGGAAGAGGACGGCATGCACATATAATAGAATTGATGGACGCTATAGGAAAGCAATGTACAGCATGGAAAAACTCACTAATAAAAGTTAGAGAGCAGCCGGAATCGGAAAGTTAAGACTAACCGAGAGTGCAATTTTTCCGTAATAAATGGGCCGCATACCATCATTTATGGTTAAGAATAAGACAATGCGGCGCAGATTTGCGAGCCTACAGAGTACAGCGCTACGAACGCCTGGAATCTGAACCTCAACAACGGCAACATGAACAACAACACTAAGGCCACGAACACGAATCGAGTTCGCCCGGTGTCAGCACTATTTACGGAATTAATAATAAATATATAAACAAAGACATGATTAATACAGACGATATATTAGAAGCATACTACGACTGCCGCAGAAGTAAGCGGAGAACAGCCAGTGCAGCAGTATATGAAATGAACTACGAAAGTAATTTAATTGCTTTGCGTAATCGTATCAATACGCGTATGTACACGCCTGGTCTATCTATTTGCTTTGTTGTTACTCGTCCACGTTATAGGGAAGTGTTTGCCGCCTCTTTTGAAGATCGAATAGTACACCATTATATAGCACTTCGCCTGGAACCGCTATTTGAAATAGTGTTTAACCCGCGTACATTTAATTGTCGAAAAGGCAAAGGACAATTATACGGAATTAATACACTGCGCCAAGATATAGCGGAATGCAGTAACATGTATACCACCGATTGCTATATATTGAAACTTGATTTAAAAGGCTTTTTTATGAGCATTGACAAAATGTTATTAGCCCGGATAATAGACCAATTTATAGTTAAGCATTATACCGGTGCAGACATCTACGATTTACGCTATTTGTGTCAAACAGTAGTATTACACCATCCGGAAAAGAATTGTGAACGTCACAGCCCAGCTAAATACTGGGATTATCTTCCGGCTAATAAATCGTTATTTACTAATGGGGAAAACAAAGGCGTAGCCATTGGGAATTTGTTTGCACAGCTTTTCGCTAATTTCCTGCTTAATACGTTAGACTGGTATTTAGAGTATTTAGGTATAAAATATCATGGGAGGTATGTAGACGATATGTATTGTGTACATGCCGATAAGAATAAGCTATTAAGCATAATACCCTCTATACGTGACAAGTTGGCAAGTTTAGGCCTAAGCCTTAACGAAAAGAAGTTTTATTTACAACACTATAAAAAGGGCGTAGAGTTTACAGGCGCCATCGTAAAGCCCGGGCGTGTATATTGCTGCAATCGAACACTAACTAACTTCATAGCAGCTGTTCGCCGATTGAATAAAGCTAAGACGCTGCGGGAAGTACGCCATGGCGTTTGTTCCATCAATTCGTATTTAGGGTTGCTCAGGCATAGCAATGAATACGCCAACCGTCGAAAAATACTAAACATGATAGATAGTCGTCTGTATGAATACCTGTATATCAAAGGACATCACGAGGTATTGGTACTAAAGAAAAGATATAGAACTCGGGAATTAACATTAAAACGTATAAGAGATGGCGACTATTGAACAAACAAACAAACCGGTAATGATGCTGCGGACAGACGAAATTAATATCGATCTGTTGTTGTTGCTG